CCAGCAATTTATAGTCAGAAGGTTCAAAAGTTTTTCAGAAGAGCATCAGTTGTAGAAGATATTACAAACACTGATTATGCTGGAGAAATTGAAAATTTTGGCGATACAGTAAATATAATAAAAGAGCCGACTATTACGGTGAATGACTACGCTAGAGGTCAAACAGTAAACACAGAAACACTTGCAGACGATCAAATTCAATTGACTGTCGACCAAGGTTCGTACTTTGCGTTTAAAGTAGATGACATCGAAGAAAGACAATCACATGTAAACTTTGAAGCTCTTGCAACTTCTTCAGGTGCTTATGCACTTAAAAAGAACTACGACTATAATGTATTAAGTGCAATCTACTCTGGAGCGAGTACTTCTGCAGCTAATACAGGAACAGACGGATCACCTATCGATGGTGATGCAGCAGTTGACACATTAACAGATATTATGTCAGCAGCTAAAACAGTTCTTGATGGTAATGATGTACCAGAAGAAAATAGATGGTTTGTTGCACCACCAGCTTTCTATCAACAACTTAGAAAAGCAGGTGCTAAGATCTCTGATCAATCAGTAATGAATGACGGATCATCTTCATCTATGAGAAATGGTATGATTACAGACAGACCTTTATTTGGGTTTAGAATGTATACTACTAATGCTATCGCTGTATCAAGTGGATCAGCGGCAAGTAAAACTTTTGGATCAGCAGGTTCTAATGAATATGCTTTCCTTTATGGTCACCAAGGAGCAGTAGCAACTGCAAACCATATTGCGAAAACAGAACTTATCAGAGACCCTGATTCATTTTCAGACATCGTAAGAGGTCTTCACGTTTTTGGAAGAAAAGTTCTAAGAACTGAAGCAGTTTACTCTGGTGTTATAACAATAGGTTAATTCTAAATTAGAAGGAGAAATAGAATATGGCAACTTACGACAAAACAGGAGTAGGTGGTACTACAGGACATCCGTCTAATGGTAGAACACCTTACTTAGTTGAAAATACAATTGACATTGCAGCAATTAATAGTGCTGCAGGAACAGCAGCGAATGATGTAATTCAAGCTATTGATATCCCTGCAGAAACATTAGTTATGCAAGCAGGCGTTGAAGTTCTTACTGCATTATCAAGTTCAGTTACAATGGACTTAGGTATAACAGGTGGAGACGTTGACAATTTTGTTGATGGTGATACAAATGCAACAGGTTACAGTACGCTTACAGCGACAGCTAATCTTGTTGTTGCTAGTGCAGATACTTTAGACGTACTTGCATTAAGTGCTAGTTCATCTGCGGGTAAAATCCGTGTTTGGGCAGTACTATGTGATGTATCAGGTATTGATGAAACTGATCACAACTAATAGATAAATAATTTAAGGGGGGTATTAATATCCCCCTTGGATAACACCCTTCATAACTCTAGGAAATATAATGGCTACATATGATTTAACTCAAAAGCAACATGGTGTTTCAGGTCAATCTAAAATTTACCTTAATGGAAATAGTGAAGGTGATAAGAAGAGATTACAAAATTTAGAAAGTAAAGTAGAAGAACAATCAGATAAATTAGATCAGATAACTTCAATACTTCATGCAATATCAGAAAAGACATCAGCTTCTTGAAATAATTTCTGAATACAAGTCTGATAACACTGCCTTAAAAAAGCAGATTGATGATTTGAAACAGCAATTAGATGATGCTCAATCTCGTATTAAAAGATTATTAATTAGATGTGAACAATTCGCAGAAGATAACAACGAAAAAGAGGAATAAATAATGTCAACGACTTACCTAGTATTAGCCAACAGAGTACTCAGAGAATTAAATGAAGTTGAATTAACTTCGGCTAATTTTTCTAGCAGTCGTGGTATTCAAACTGCTGTTAAGGATTTTGTTAATAAATCTGTTCATGATGTTTATAATGAAAGTGTAGAATTACCTTTACTACACACAACAACGACTCAAGCTACTTACACTGGAGACGGTGAATATGCATTCCCATCGGATATGCGTAGAGTGGACTTCGAGTCTTTTTTTTTGAAGCCGAATGAATTAATTACTAATGGTGAATTTACTTCTAATATAACTAGTTGGACTACAATAGCAGGTGCAGGTAGTGCAGCTTATAATAGTGGTGGCAATGGTAGATTAAGATTAAATGATTACGCAGCATACCAAGCAGTAGCAACTGTTGTAAATAAAACTTATAACTTACAAGTTAGAGTATTAGATTCAGAAGGTACAGGTCAAGCTTTAAAAGTACAAGTAGGTACAGCTGCAGAAGGAACACAAAATTTAAGTACAACACTAACAGTAAGTGATTTTAATTCTGGTAAAATACTAGATGTACAATTTACTGCTACAGATCAAACAACATATATAACTTTAAATAATACTAGTACAGGTACTAACCTGGATATAGATTATGTAAGATTATCAAGAGCAGGTATAACAACTAAAAAGTTACAGAATATATCTTATGATGATTACATGCAAAGATTTAAAGAACAGGATTCACAAAATACTAGTAGTCACTATGGTATGCCCCAGTATGTATATAGAAAACCAGACTATAGTTCATTTGGTGTAACTCCTATACCTGATAAGAATGATTATTTAATTAGTTATGAATATTTTACAACTCATACTGATTTATCAGCACATGGAGATGTAATGGGATTACCAGATAGATTTGGTCCATTACTTGTTGATAGATGTAGATATTATACGTATATGTTAAGATCAGACGCACAACATGCACAGTTAGCAGACTCGGATTATAAAAGAAAATTAAGATTACTAAAAAATGATTATATATCTAGATCAGATTATATGAGAGATACTAGAGTTAACTCAGGAAATTCAAATTTAAGTATAATATAATATGGCTGATACTTCTTTATTACAAGCTTTTAATGCTACATGTGGTGGTGGTCTCGTTTTAAACAAAGATGTTTATGATATGCAACCAGGTGAAGCATTACAATTAGTAAACTTTGAACCTTCAACAGAAGGTGGATATAGAAGATTAAATGGTACAACAAAATATAATAGTACAATAGTACCTCACGTAGCAGCATCTACTGAAAGAGTACAAATGTCCTCAATATTTAATGATAAAGTAATTGTAGCTAGAGGTGGTACAGTATCCTATGGTACAACAAGTGGATCATGGACATCCCTTGCAACTAGTCAAGGTACAGCTTATACATATGATTTTGATAAATTTAATTTCAGTGGTACAAGTAAAATTATAGTTGCAACAGGAGAGGCTCCAGCATTTACAGTTAATACAAGTTTTGCAGTAGATGTTATAAATGCAACAGGTGGTGGGACTGCACCTACTAATCCTAAATTTGTTAAGACATTTGCCAATCATGTATTTTATGGTGGTATGTCTAATTCTACACACAGCATAATATTTTCAGTACCTTTTTCAGAAGATAACTTTACTACGGGTAGTGGTGCAGGAGAGATAAAAGTTGGTGATGTGGTTACAGGATTAAAAGTATTTAGAGATGAACTATTTATATTCTGTCAAAGAAAGATTTATAAACTTACAGGAACTACATCCACTACATTTGCATTAGCCGAAGTTGCTAAAAATGTAGGTACAATTGCCCCACATTCTATTCAGGAAATGGGTGGAGATTTAATATTCTTAGCTGCAGATGGTTTAAGAACTATTGCAGGTACAGATAGAATTGGTGACGTAGAACTTGGTACTATATCAAAACAAGTACAAGAAAGAATTAATGAGATTACATATGATAATGTTGTATCAACAGTTGTTAGAAATAAATCTCAATACAGAATATTTTATCCAAAGACAACTCAATTAGAAACTAGTGCTAAAGGTTTATTAGCTGTAATTAAAGCAAACCCAAGTACAGGTCAACTAGGATTTGAGTATGCAGATATAAAAGGTTTAAAAGTTTCATCATGTGATTCTGATTATATAGATAATATAGAGACTGTTGTTCATGGTGGATATGATGGATATGTATATTTACAAGAATCAGGAAATGTATTTACA